CCGTCGTGCCGTCGATTCGGAGGAAGTCGTCGTCAGCCACGACCGCGTTCGCTTGGAGGACGTTGGTGTTGCTGATGCCTACCGCCAACGCTGCGGCGGTTCCAAGCGTCGGCGTTCCGCTGATGTCGCTGTAGGCTTGGTTCGAGTTGAGCAGTGTCGTCACGGCGGTCAGACCTGTACCGCCACGGCCAACCGGGAGCGTGCCGCTCGTCAACTTGTCGGTCGAGTGGTCCAAGGTAGACGAGGGGGTTCGGGCGTCAGTCAGCCTCGCGTCGTTACCGAGGATGGCGTTGGTGGCTCCGGTTCCAGTGGCGACAAGGGCAGCCGTACCGAGTTCGAGAACCGCACGAGCGGCTGTGGCGTTGGCTGCTGTAACAACACCAATCATTGCAGCAGAAGTGGCTCCGGTTCCGCCGTTGGCAATCGGAAGGGTTCCCGTTACTTCTGCGGTAAGCAACACGCCTGCATTTTTGATTGTTACATCGCCCGCACCAGAAACGGCAAAGTTATCAGTGTTGAACTTTGCCGTGCCGGTTGTGCTGGCAGATGCGATCGTTGCGGCGGCGGCGTTAGATGTAACAGTTGTCGTGTAGGTCGCTGGTGCTGTGACTGTAACGCTCATACCTTGGTTGCCTCCGGCGTGACTTCAAACGTCCCTTGGATCAACCTCTCAACCAGGCCGCTACTGCTAGTAGTCAATTCCATGTCGTACACGCCAGTCTGAGGCGCGCTCAGTGCGGCTGTAAATGCGGCACTAAACGTAAACGTAATATTAGGGTCGGTCGCACTAAACGCCACTGTTACGCCTGAAGCCGGGTCGGATGAGTCCACAACAAAAATAACTTTAGTCGAAGAAAAAGACGGCCTGCCTTGCATTTTAAAAACGTAACCAGACGCCAAGTTTCGCTGGCTACCATCTGAGGCCAACGCATTCAACGCAAGCGTAAAGGTAGCCCCCTGGTCAATAGTCATTACGTTGCCTGTTGAAGAAAATCCAGCCATTACTTGCACCTCCATCGCTTGCGAGCCTGCCTGAGTCTACTTTTAGGGTTATTCGCAGCCTTTGGAAACTTACTCATTTGACCGGCTGATCGAGCACAATAAGACTTTCGTCGTTTGGCTGCCGCGCTGCCCTTTGCAACCTTTCCAGTCACAGCAGTTTTTAACTTACTGCCAGGGTTTTGCTTGCGATACTTGGCAACACCCTTCTTGGTCATTCCAGCGCCAGACTTGGTTGGCCTTTTGTCGCCAGACTTCTGACTAAACCCTTTCATGCTTCCTTTTGGCTTAGCCATCATTCACCCCCGGTTGCGGCTTGGCTAGGTGGCTGGTTTCCGCCGCCACCCATAAGGGTTTTCATCATGTTGGGGTCTTGCTGGTCTTCTGCGTTTACGTTTTCGCGGACGTATCGCCTCTCGGTAACCGGCGGCTTGCCAGCGCCCGCTTGACCGCCTCCACCCATCTCTGACATCTCCGCCATTGTTTCCTTCTCGGCGAAGTCTGCGATCTTGAGGATTTCGGATAGTTCTGACATGTGTGAATACTTGGAGACGATCTCCATGTACTTGTCCATGTCTGGAACAATGCCGCGTTGCTTCAACTGCTCGGCCATCGGCATAACAATTCCGGTCATCATTTCGTTGATAGCCGAGAGTCGCTCTGATGGGCTTCTTGACTGCAAGGAGTACGGAGCAATGTCGATGGCGAAATCTAGGAAGTCGCCTTCTCGAATCTCTGGATCGAAGTCGATCTTGACTGACATGTCTGATTTAGGAATGTCCTTGTACACTCGATCGGATGGGGCTGGATCGTAGTAGATGTAATCGGCAACAGATTCGACTACACGGCGAACCGCGTTAGTCGTTCTTGCTTGCATGTCGTCAATGCGAACAGAAGCAGATTGCCGAAGAAGACTGTCGTGCTTTCCGCTCTTTGCACTAGGCTGTAGGCCGCCCAGGGAATCCAGGTTGCCTCCCAAGTATGAAAACATATCCTTCAACTGGATCATGAACGCAAGGGAACCCTGGTCGATGCCACCAAACTTCATTTCTCTGGTGGCTTCGGGCCGGTCAGAGAGAATGGTGTCTCCATCAGACGCATTAACAATTCGACGACCGTCTTCTTCTGCCCCACCAGCAACGATCGTAAGCGTCTTTTGCCTCTCTGCTTGTCGGCCAAGTTTGCGGAACAAGCGATTGACCAGTTCATGGAGATCAACAAGGAGACTAGCGGGAGAGAGGGGCATGATATTGCCTGGGACATCGCCCATTGACAAAAGGTGGTAGGGACCACACTCCGGACCAGCCCAGTCGATGATCTGCAACGGGTCGTTGTTGTAAAACCCACCAGACTTTTCGTCTGCTTGGACAGTTACAACTACGTTTTCATACGGCAGCCACACATCCCACAACTCAACAACAGGCATGTACTGCTCTGTTCCAAGCGATTCGCCGCCTGTCTGAAGAGTTCCGACGCGTTCGTCGCCTTGTTCGTTTGTTGTGTTCAGGTATGGGTTCGGGTTTAGTTTCTTAGACCCAAACAACTTCATGTCCATTACCATCTCGTGTGGCAACGTGTACCTGTTTCCGCAAAACTGGATTTGATCCCAACGCTTTGCGGTCATGTCGAAACAGAAGTCTTCGAAATCAACATTGTCGACAAAGACTTGCCCAACATCATGGGTGAAACCGTCGATCTCGCCGCGCTTGCCGGGGCTTAGACCTGTCTTGACAATTCCCATGCCGAACATGGCATCCAAAACCCACCGCTGCAAGGTTTCTTCAAACCCGATCTCTTCCAGGGTGTGGTTGACCATGGTTTCAAAGTCGGATGCTTCCGCCTTCAAAGACATGTTCTTAGTTCGGACAATAACTTGCGGTCTGTTTGCAGCAACCATGCGGCGATAGATATTAATCGCCTGCTCAAGCAAGTTGATTGGGGTTTTGTCTTCAGCGCCAGATTCGCTGTAGTTCGAGCCGACGTATTGACGGAGAGCGTTCATGCGGCCTTCTCTGAAAGGCTGCATTTTTCGTCGGCTATATTCCATAGCCTGCGAAAGACGATCCATCTTTTGATTGAACTTAGAGTTTTGTGCCATTACCAGTAGTCCACACGCTTTCGCCTGGTTTCGTGTTCACGACGACGATACGCAAAGGAACCTTCGGCAATGACCGACTCTTTTGAGGCTTGAGAAACCAATTTGGTTCGCATACCGAGGTTCAGCAAGGCGTCTGCTGTCGGCCTGTCACCGTGGTTTTCTCTGGCCCCGCTTGGGTCCATCGAGGAGTTCGTTTTAGAATGCTGAATCCAACCGTTTTGAGTGTAAACAATTTCTCTACACTCGGTCATAGCATCCTTGCTCATGTTTAAGAAGGTCCCGTTAAGCAGTGCCTCTCGGTACTGCGCAAATAACGACCTCTTGTTGTCTTTAGTAGGCCACCAACCAGGAACCCTACTTTTTCCACCACGCTTGAGTTTAGCATCGTCTTCTTTGTAATAGAAGTTCCGAAACCCAGATTCAATAACCGCATCCCCGAAGTTTCTTCCGGGTCCGGGGGCTTCCCATACAATGTATGCCCCTTTTCCAGTAGTATCAGCGAACCATCTGGCTAAAGCAACCGCAATCTGGCCTAATTCTTCAGGTCTGGTCTTTGAACTCACGAATTCAGCCACTTTTTCGCCTGTCCGGCAGTTTCCAACGGAAATTACCGAGTTGCTGCTCCCTGTTCCTGTGGCAATATCGACTCCCATGGCGAATGGGCCTTCCTGATGCACCGCGCAGTTCTGCCCAGGGTCAAACCAGAGCCTGAGCCGCCCGTTCGGGATCTCGTCAAACCCAATAACGCCACAACTCTCCTTGTGGACATGAAGATCACCCACCTTGACCGGCGGCCTGGTGTGCTCGGCGATCAATCGGGTAATTACCTTCTGGTCAAAGAACTGGTAATCAGATCCAGCAAAGTCAATGTCCAGTTCCTGAGCGATCTCTTGGTTATGAGCACACCTCTTGCACTCATAGTCATACCAAGGCGAGCGCATTTTGCCGCCCTCTTCGTAAAGACCCGCAGATTTCTCAGGGTGAAGCGCCCAATGGAGCGACAGTTGGTCAAAACCGTCTGCATGCGAGATGTCATAGAAGGCGTTACTAGAACCCGCCGGAGTCGAATTGAAAATACGGCAGCGTGTCGCATCCCGCGTCGAAGCCAGTGCTCGATACGAAGAGTCCACCTCAAAGGCAGCAAATTCATCAAGCCCAATTGCAGTTCGCC